ATCTCTTTATTCATGCGATTGATTGCTTCTTGTACTGAATTTGCCAGTTCCTGATCTTCCCCTTTTATTCCCTCTTTGAATCCTTCCATGAAATTCTCAGCCATTTCACCAGCGACTTCTCTGTGATTCTCTTTATTCTTTTCAACTGATGAATTCAAAGCATCCAGCACCTTCTGAAATTCATCTTCCATTTTCTTAGAAGGTGATTTGATTTGAAAAAATTCCCTGAATGCACTCAAGAAATTCTCAACAAAATTCTTCAATGCTCCATTTATCTTCTCGGCATTATTCAATCCTTTTATCACACCATCCAATAAATTCTTTCCGATATCAACATATTTCTGTTCCCATCCCGGAACATTTTTATCCAACCATTCTTTGGCATTACCTGTTTGGAATATTCCAATCGCTAACTTTGAAAGATTTTCATCAGATGTCTTTCCTTCCATTTCTTTCTTTTTGTCTTCAACTTCTTTTCCCAGAAACTTTTCTGCATTTTCAACTGATCCCTTTATCCTTGCCATTTCATTATCATAAATTCTTTGGGATTCTTCATCCTGATCTTTCAATTTCCTCATTTTATCTTCATGCCACAAATCCACTTCAGCGATCATATATTCATAAGTCTGTTTCGTCCAATTCTTTTGATTCTCCAGATTCTCATAATACTTGTCAGATTCTTCCTTCATCTTTTCTGTCGTTGTCTGGTATCTTGAATCTTCATTCTCTTTCTTTGCTTCTGCCTCTGCTTCATATATCTTCTTGTAATTTTCCAACTCTTCTTTGGCTTGTTCTCTTTTTTCCAACAATGCTTCCCGATCAATTTCCTTTATCAATTCATTGTATTCTTTTTCCAGATCTGCTCGTTCTTCTGGATCAGTGCTTTTTTCATATTGACTTCTCAAATTCAACAACTCTTCCCTTTGCTTTTCCTGTTTAATCTGTTTATCTTCTGCTTTTGTCAATGCATCAATCTTTGCAATTTCATCATCAATTTCTTTGTTTTTAATCTGATACTCTTCCTCGATCATCTTTATTCTTTTATCATGATTCTTTTCTTCAGCTTTCAATGCCTGATCCAATGCTTTTTTGACCTGTTTCTGTTCCTTCTCGATCATCTTTATTTTATCTTCATATTCATTCTTCGCGATTGCCTTTTTCTGTGCTGCCATATCTTTTACATATTCTTTTTCACTATTCAAATACTTCTTTTTTTCTTCATATACGGTTTTCGCGATCCACTTCTGATCATCAGCATCCTTTTTCAAGAAATCCAAATAATTCCGATTTCCATCTTCAAAAACTTTGAATTGTGCTTCAAATTGTTTCTTCAGTCCTGCTTTTATCTCATCAATGACTTTATTTATCACCCCTGCCACATTATCAACCGCTTGTCTGGCACTATTCAGATCATCTGTCATCTTCTTTGCACCATCACCAGCACCCGATAATGCTTCCCCATAATCCACTATGGTAGGAATGGTTTCCACTATTACTTTCTGTGTTTCCTTCACCTTAGCAGGAACTTTCAATGTTCCTGCCATGAATTGATTTTCTATATCCTGATCACTTTTATTCTGGTATTCAAAATTTCCAGATATCTTTCCCAATCCGGCATTGTCCAGAATTTCCTGAACCTTCAGATTGCTTTGAAGTCCGGCATTGACTTCTCTTGCCATATTTGCCCCTGCATTCCTCAAAACTGATCCATGATTCCTGAATGCATTCACAATCCCCGAAACAATCTTTGGTACTGCTTTTACGATTTCAGAAATAATCTTTGGTAAATTTGATACCAATGAAGAAAACAATTCAACTCCAGCTTGTATCAATTCAGGTTGCATTTCAATCAATGCCATGACTATCTCAACAATCAACTCAGGAAGAACTTCTGTAATCGCTTCAATGATTTCCGGTAAATTATCCACCAATGCAGAAAACAACTGAACACCAGCCCTCATGATCTCGGGTATGGCATCAATAATAAACTGAACAATCGGAATGATAATCCCGGGCAACATCCTTATCAATTCCGGTATTGCCTCCAGAATGGCATTCCCCAATGCCAGAACCAATTCCAATCCGGCATCCAACAACATCGGAAGATTCTTTATGATAGCATCCACGATCCCCTTCATCATTTCGATTGCAACTGGTATCAATCTTGGAAGATTGTCTGTCAATGATTCCACGAATGCTGTAACCATTTCCAACGCAACATCCACAATTTCCGGCAACATTTCCATCATTCCCATGATCAAACTGGTAATGGCAGATATCCCCGCCTTTATCAATTCACTTCCATTTTCATGGATAATTTCCACCATCAAATGCACCAACTCCAGAATGGCAGATGTCAATTCCGGCAACAATACCGGTATTGCCTTCACTATTGCTTTGATCAAATCTCCAACCAATTCCCTTGCCACTTCCACCAATCCCGGAAGGTTTTTGATCACAAATTCCAATACCTTTTCAAATCCTTCAGATAATGCATCCACCGCATCATCCCAATCACCACTTTTGATTGCCTTTATAATTTCTGAAACAATCCCTGAAAACTCTTCTGTCATTTCTTTTATCGCAGGAATCACTTCAACCCCGATATTCTGAACCATCGCCTTCATAACTGAACTGAGCTTATCTAATTCATCTTGAAATTGATTTGCCTTCGCGATTGCCTCATCATCCAACACGATTCCCAATTCATTGGCTTCATTGGCAAGATTCTTTAACTCTTCTTTTCCTGCTTTGATCAATGGATTCAATTCCATCGCAGATTTTCCGAATAATCCGAATGACAATATATCTCTTTGAGTTTCATTCTCCACTTTGCCCAAAGCATCTATTGTATCCAGCCAGATATCATATGAATCCCTGAATGAACCATCAGAATTCTTTACTTCAACCCCCAAATCCCTAAAGGTTTTTCCAGTTCCTTTTGTTTCATCATTAGCTGTTCCGATTGACTTGGTCAATTTCCCCATTGATCCAGCCATTGTATCCAAATCAACATCAACAAACTTTGCTGTATAATCCAATTCTTGTAATGTTTTGACTGATACTCCAACCTTAGCAGATAGAGTATTCATATCATCAGCATATTGGGCTGTATCCTTCGCGATCTTTATCAATCCAGCCCCTGTCGCTCCCAATACTCCAACAATACCCAGAAATGCCCCTGAAATTATCTTCCCAGCATCTCTCGCCACATTCCCCAGATTGACAATCTTTTTCCCTGATTTGTCTGATTCATCCCCGATATTTTTTATGGTATTGGGAAGATTCTTCGCTTCCCTTTCCATCTTATTCAATTCTGCGGTGGCATTATTTAACTTTATTTGCCAATCCTGAGTTTGCTTGGCATTCTCTCCATAAACTTTCTCAGAATTCTTCAATGCTTGTTGAAGAACATCAATCTTCTTCTTCTGTTCCTCAATTTCTTTATTCAGAACCTTCGTGGTAGCTGTAACCCTTTTCTGCGATTGATCATTTTTATCAAAGGAAGAAGTTGTCAATTTCAATTCAGATTCCAGAACCTTCATGTTCTTTGATATTTCTGATATTGCTTGTTTGAATTCTTTCTCGCCTTCAATCGCGAGTTTCAACCCAAACGCATCTTTTTTAGCCATTGACAACTTCCCCCCTTTCTTTTAGCAATTTATGATTTCATCCAGCGATGCTTCTCTTGAATACTTTGAATATGGTTTCACGATTCCTTTTCTTAACAATTGATCATAAACCACATTCTGGTCATGGATAATCTTGAAATCCATGATTTCCCCCAATGTCATAGTCATCGCCTCTTCTGAAGAAAAATGAAGAACTGTTTCTGCAATATAACGGGATCGCAATAGAATTTCATTGAACTCTATCCGATCCCTGTCATGTTTTTTTCTTCATTTTCCTCATGCCCTTTCAACTTTGAAGAATTGGAAACACTCATCGCTTCTCTGATCTCCAATATCAAACTCTTGAAATTTGATACATCAATCAGAACTCCCAATGATTCTTCATCAAACAATTTCTGATCTTTGTTTTCAAGGATGTTGCTTCTCCGGATTGTGTTGTTCACTCCCAACATTACAACCCAGATAATATTTTTCAGTTTGCCTTTTCCCTGAAAAAGATACTCAATATTGTCCAATGTTTTCCCTGCTTCTTCCAATTTTTCTTCAATCTTTGACAAAGCACCCAATCCGAAACTTAGTTTGTATTCCTGATTCCCTATCTTCATAGGTTAATCCAATACATTTCGGTTTTGACAACTGAATCAGTCATACCGGATTTTGTTGCCATTGTCTTCAGAATTGAGGTTGCAGATATTGACAAAGGGGTTGAATAGGTCAATGAAGGATCAGAACCATCCAACGAATACTTAATCGTTGCACCAGCAGTTCCGCAAGATAAGGATACTGATTGTGTTTTGGTATAAACTCCACCAGCAGGATCAGCAACAACTTCCTCAACCCTTCCGGTCAACACACACTGCAAATCCAACCAATTAATGGCATCCGCTTCGGTATCGAATACAACATCATATTTCCAATAGTTATCCCCAGCCGGATAAACTGATCCCTCTAAGGTGATGGTTTGGAAATTCGTGGTTTCTCCCTTTGTTTCCCATGATTCAGGAGTAACCGCAAACTTCACTTTCTTCAACCAGATTGCTCGGTATTTTGTAACCCCTGATCTGACAACTCGGGAATAAAAACCAACACCAACATAAGGACCATCATCAACATCCTTTGCTTTGACTAATGTTTCACCACCACCCAATGTTTCAGTGGTATGTCCGAATAGCCATGCCTGAACTGAACTTTCCAGATCATTGATGTTGAAAGTGATCTTTCCATCTTTGAATTCACGAACTGATTCTGCCAACGCATCATCAGCATACAGCATCGCCTCATTCAGATTGATTGAAAGATCTGCTTTGATTGACTTCGCAACAACTATTCCATTCGCATAGCTCGGTGTAGTGCCATCAGTCAAAGCCGCCGCAACCAAATATTTCAAACCAATTTTAGCCATTATTCTTTCCCTCCAATTTCTTCAATTTTTTCAATCATTTTTTCATTCGCCAAAGGAACATAAACCGTTCTTGCTCGGGTCATCGCACCCTTCCCGATACTTCCATTCTTTCCGGATTCAATAACCCTTGCTTTCAAGGCATTTGGAACTTTCCTTCTATCATATCCAGAAAATTCAACTGCTATAAACAGATTCCCTGCCTTTGATTTCTTCGGTCTGGTTTTTTTCAATGATCTCAACAAATCCCCATTTCCTTTTCTGATTACTCCAGAATAAGTTCTTCTGATTCCATTCAATAAAACTTCCCCCCCTACTTCCAATATTTCAGGCAATTTTTCAGGTAAATCTCTTTCAATCTTTTCCAACTTCTTTGTAAAATCACTTGGTAAGATCACTTTACAATCTGCCACTTCAAACTCCCCAAATACTGAATTCAGAATATCTTCCTACATAGGTGCTTTGTGCATCATCCATTGTTGCCATGTTGTGTCCCCCTGATACTTTGAAACCAACACTTTTTAATGCTGTTTTGATCTTCTCCATGAAACCATCCAATTCATTCAAATGTTCCCTTGTAACATAACAATATACAAAAACAATATGCCTTTCATCCTGTTCTTCATCATCAGCACTTTCTTCATCTGTTGAAATTATATTGGTATATATCACATATCTTTCTGAATCTGATCCCCTTTCGGTATCCCATAATGGCATTGTAATACCTTCACCCCAATCAATACCATTCAAAGCATTGGATAAAAGTATTTTCATATCAATAACATTCATCCCTGAACCTGCCTTTGTATTATGATTTCCATCTGATTCACCGAAACCAATTTTGGATCGCCAACTATATTCCAAACATTTCCCAATAT